TGACCATTTTGCCCAGTTAATTGTAATGCTTGCGATGATGTACCAGTTGCATTTACTTGTAATGTTCCTTCTATAATCTCATCAAAAGCAAAACTACCAGCACCCTCAACTTTAAAGTCTCCTTCAATAATAAGGTCGCCTTTTATAGTACCGCCTGCGCCTAAATTTGCTGCTACTTGTTGTCCTTGAACACCTATTAACATACTAAATCTCCACTATCCTGACAGCTCCAGCTGATCCTTTACCTAAATGATTAAATACAACTGTTGATCCTAATCCACGCGGCACAGCAATAAAAACTAACGTTTCTGCTGGCAAAATCATATCGTTTCCAACAGTTACATCTGTTGCTGAGGTTGCAAAATTGAAGAATAATTCAACTGCGCTATAAACGCCTATTTGTGATGTATTCTCATCTAAACTAAAATGTATTGTATCTGTGTTAGAAGTTCCTCCATGAGTAGCTACAGTAGCAACTGACCACCCACCTCCGACACTTAAATTTACCGCTTCCTGAACCGATCTTTTATGTAAGTCTGCCATATTATCCCCTAACCAAAATAAGCGACCACTTTGCCGCTGCTAAGTGTAAAATTTGACCATCTGCCGTATATCATATCGCCTTGTTTAAACGTATCAGAAAAAGCATCCCCATTATATTCTGATGCTGTTGATGTTCTGCCAAAGTAATTTGCACTTTCAGGCGTTAATGTAGCAAAAACTGAATCTGCTATTGCCATGATCGCTATAATTTTTTTACCTGTAGGCGCGGATACTGCTGTTGTGCCGCTTTCATAAACGCTTCCAGCTTGCCCTAGTTGAATGTTAAGAGCTTCATTAGCTCCGAATTGATTTATTGCCATTTTATCACCTTATATCTTGGTAGCCATTAAAGCACTTGGCTGTGCATGAACAGACCTTTTGTATAGTATCTTACTATTTTTTCTTAGCTTTGCTGGCTTTTCTTGGTTTTTTCTGAGCTTTTGCTTCTACTGCGCCATTGTTTAAAAGAACGCTATAAGCGTATGATCCGCCTGCACTCTTGACATCTAATTCAATGACACCTTCTTTATTTGGAAATTTTAATTTTTTCATAAGATTAAGTTAAGGGCTGACCTTTTTAAAAGCCAGCCCTTTTTAGCATAGAGAGACTAACTAAACTTAAGATGCATTAGTAAACTTGTATCCTCTTTTATTATCAGAGTCATCAAGTAACTTAACACCCCATAGTGTGTGAGCAACAACTTTTGATCCTAAAACATCAATATCGTACTGCTCTTTTATATCTATGGATTGCTGCACAGCTATAGCACAAGCTGATTTGTGGAAAATTACGCCACTTACATTAGTGCCACCTGTACCCAAGCTATTACTCATAAATACTGGCATACCCATTAAAACGCCAACTTGACCACTTAATAAAGGGCTGTTATCAGCGTTAAAACCAGCAATATCAGCACGCATAAAATTTGCGCCAAAAGTACCAGCTGGATTAAGCATATCAGCATACAGAGTTGGATTAACAACAAAATACACTTCGCCTGAAGTATAATCAATATCATTCTCGCCTAAGTTAGCTAGGGCAGCCTCAAATTCAGCTGCTGTGATTTGATCATCAGTTGTAAGTGTTGCACCTTGATTAACTTGGATTAATTCAGCCGCAATAGAAGCATCTACTTGCTTAGCCAATGCAGAAGCCATTGCCTTACCATAAGCATTAATCAAATCATAGCTTGATTGCACTTGCAAAACATCTGTAAAAAGCTTTGCAGAGTAAAAATGCTTATCAACTGTTAGCTGAGTATTGGTTTCATTTGGTGCAACGTAACTAACCTGCGCGCCATCATTTAAAGATGTTGCTGTCATTTTAGCGATTTCAGGTATGTGAATAATTTTACCTTGTCCTTGTACCAATGAAGAATAATCTTCAATAAGATTTCTAAAGATCAAACGTTCCTCAAAATACTTATAAATAATATCTCCCCATAGCTCAGGGATAAAATCTTGAGTTACGCCTGTATCAAAAATAGTTCCTGATGGTGTAGCCATTTTTTAAATTCCTTTATTTTGTCCTTCGAGAATTTTTCGCGTACTTTTGCAGAACTGCTGCATAATTATCCCTCTGATACTTGATATCTTTTTTCATAAAATCATTTATGTTAGAATCTACCATAGTGCGAGATTGCACCGCTTCAGGAGGATTAACAGCTGATGCTGCGCTTTTACTTAAAAAATGCTGAAGTTGTTCAATGTTCATATTTTCATAATACACTCGATCATCTTCAGGAATTTGCTCCAGTAACTTAGCCTTCTGACTTTCCTCAGCTTGTTTAAACGTTCCAAGCTCTTTTTCAAGTGCTTTGAGTCTAGCAGTTTGCTCTTGAAGTAATTCATCTTTTTTACCTTCAGCAATCATTTTAGCCTGACGATCTTCCTCAGACCTTAATTCAAGCTGTTCCAGCTTTGCTTCAAGTTCCTGCTTTTTACCACGCTGAGACTTACTATTCTTAACTTCCTGATGATATAGTGCCTTGTAATCTACATTGCTATCTGCATCTGTAGTTTGAGCTGTCTGCTCTTCATTTATATTTGATTCTTCACTCATCTGAGTAATTCCTTTTTTTTAATTATCTGAATATAGCCTTAAAATTATTTTTAAGGGTAGTTTTATTTTGTTGTTGCATTATGTTATAATTGTTATGTAAAATGCAGGTAGCGCAAAATTTAGCGCAATTAAATTAATATGTAGGTATATATTTATGAGAAAAATTTTTGACTTGCAAATAAAGTATAAAAATATGTTTGGGGAACATCCTCCTATTTTTGGATATCCTGATGATTTATTAGAACAATCACTAATAGAATCTTTAGAGAATAAAACTCCTATGAAAGGATATGATGAAGTCCTTAATGAAGAATTAAATATATCTGATGATGAATCTATAAAAATAAAAATTTAATTTATTTCAATTCCAAAATAACCATCTTTGAGGATTGTGTCTATTACATCTTCATAATATTTACATAGTGCTGGCAAATTTTGTTTAGTAAATTCCCATATTAATGGATTTTGATGGCTATATAAAGCTGTTAAATTTGCAAAAACTTCATGCCTCGCCATAGTTCTTATAGCTAAATATGAATCAGAATGCCCAAAGCCAATTTTATTATTAGTAATTGCTCCAAGCAAATCCTGAATATATAAACTAGTATTATTCTTATCTTTAATTAATGCTTTTACAATCGCGCTATCCTCCGTAAAAAATAAACCTCCTCTTGTGCGTAATCTTATTGGCTTTGCTCCTGAATATTCTACGATTGGATTCATTTCCATAGACCATAATTCCTGCCAAAATGCTTTTTTTTCATCAAACGTTTCTTTCATTGCTTTTGTAGTTCTTTTATATTTACTGCCAACACCTAAATTGTGCCTATCAGTTAAATATGCCTCATGAAATTTTAATTGATCAGTTGCCGCTTTATCCATTTTAATACCTGCAACTACTTTTCTTTTTTTAACATAATCATTTACAGAAACGACATCGCCATTTTTTAAAGCCTTTTGATAATCATCATAAACTCTGTCCATATTATTAATATTAGGATGCAAATTATGATGCATAAAATGACCATATTCATGCCTTATAGTACCATATTCCTTATTATATCCTATTGAATAATCTTTTGTTTGATACTTTACATTTATACCACCATGCCTAGTCTGATAATCAATATCTGCTTTATTTTTATAAGTAAATTTTCTATTTCTATATTCAGTAAAAAAGCCGCCTGATCTCGTAGTGCTAATATGTCTTAATTCAGGCATTTTACTAACAACTGATTTAAACCTATCGCTACTATCAGTAAACGCATCAACAAAATGCGTATTTCCATGTGTATTATTACTAACAAATGAATCTTTTAATGATCTTGTTGTAGCCGTAGATGGAGGCTTAGGTAACGGCTTTGTAGGTGGAGCAGGCTTAGGTCTTGCTGTTGCGCCTTGCTCCTGCACTTCTTCAAATTGTAATCTTGGACTTAATTTGCCGCTAGGATCGAGAATACAATAGCAATATCCCTGACATACCGACCAGCCTGAACCTGGCATTCCACGCTCTTCCCATTCTCGTAAAGTAGCTTTCTGACCTCCACGCGGCGCACAATCCGCACATATCTTATGTCCAGCTACAGTAATCCAAGTAAATATAGTATTTTCATCAGGATCATACGCAGCAAAGGAACCAGCCTGACCTGCTTGATTAACGCCTTCAACTAATGAACTTTTAATACTGTTTTTTAATTCGCCAAATATGCGACCTTTATTCTGCATATCTGTAGCAAGTGATCCAGCGATATTACTTAACGCTATGCCTCTTGCTTGCTGCGTTTGTACAACTTTATTTATACGCTGACCAAATACTTCAGCATCATAAACTAAATTATTTAATGACCTATCCAATAGCTGCCTAACTTCAACAGGCAGAGCGTTTAAACCTTTTAAAACTTCATCAAAATCATCACCAAATAAACTTAATAATTCTTCTCTTGTAGCCATTATTTAAGCAATGATCTTTTTATTTGGGATAAAGCAAGTCTAATAAAATTTTCATACGACTTACCGCCTGCCGTCATATCTTTAGGAATGCCAAACCAGTTACGCGCTGGTACTTTTTTATTCGGAATCATTGATGTTGATCCAGTTGTAAAACCTTCATTATGAAATACGCCGTATGATGTATTCATAAAAATTTTACTAGCTAATTTATTTTCAGTAGCCCTTTTAATTTTTGTATTTCTTAGTTTTCTTGCGCTTTTAGATTTCATTGTATCAAGAGGCGTAAACCCCTGACCTCTAAAATTTCTTATAGGTAGTGTAGATTCTGTTGATAGCGGTTTAAATGGCTTTCCATTTACATCTGTTTTATTATCAATTCCTCTTTGAATAGATTCATTGACATGATTAGCCATTTGATTTAATGTATTTTTTATTATGCCATTAATAAGCCTTGCGCCTTTAGCGTAGGAATAATTTCGCCTCGACTTCATTGATCACCATTTAACTTTATTAGCCCAGTAAGCTGCTCCAAGACGACCAAACTTCTTAATATTTTTAGCATGTCTAGCCTTAAATGATCTGCGCCTTGCTTTGGCTGCTTTTGTTCTTGGATTCTTTCCAGCACCTCTAACACCTTGCTGCCCAAACCTAATTAATTTTACTTTTTTACCAACTTTAGCAAGTACAGCATGCGATTTAGTTTTATGGCTTTTAGTTCTTTTAGGCTTGTTATAACCTGAAAATTTTATTCCTCTATATGTAATCATTGATCTCTAAGCCTTTCAACTTCACGCTCAAGATATTCAATTCTTTGATTTTGTTTAATATCAGCTGGTATTTCAGCATCTTGATTTTTTTCTGCATCTTCTTCTAAATCTATAATATGTTCTTCGTTCATCGCAACTTGATATTCTAAAAATGATATTCTAGCATTTAGCTGTGAGTACCCCCACACTAACATTACAATGAAAGTAACTGCTTGAATAATCATTGGCAGCGATATATTTAAACTACTATTATCTGATATAGGATTAGTTTTTTCCATTTAATCTGCTGATTATACCTTTTATTTCTGATACCTGATTATCTAAATCATTTATCTCTTTAGTCAAAGAATCAAATTTACGATCTAATTTATCATCTGAAGCGTTCCATCTTGCAATTAATTTTATAATCATTCCTTCTGTATTTTCAAGCGTTTCGCTTTGTCCTCTATTCTCTGTTTTTAGGTCTGCCAAACTTTCTGCCTGCGCCGATCCTCTTTTGTTCATAGAGAATACCATATACACTAGCAAAGCCCCTGCGACAGCGATCATACCCCCTTCTGCATAAATCTCCATAAACTCCATTATTCTTCTTCTTCCTCTTTTTTACATTTATCACAAATACCCCCTAAAGCCTGACTAACATGCTTACCACAATAAATGCATTGAAATGGCATAGGCATTAGGCACGCCTTACTTTTCTTGCAGTTCTTTTTGTATACTTAGCTTTAGCTTTACCTTTTTTATTAGCTGCTCTTTTTTTTCTATTTTCATACGCCTTTTGTGAAGCGGTCATTGATCTGCGTACACTAGCTGGCAAATATCTACCGCGTTTTTTGCGAGGTTTTTTTGCATCTTTAGGATTTATATATCCCCATTTTTGGCTTGTCCACTTTTTTAAACTTTTTTGAGATTTTTTAAGTGCCATTACTTTTTATAACCTCCTCCTGCTTTTTTATATGCTCTAGCAAGCATTTGCGCCTTACGCGCACTCCACAACCCACGCCTGCCGCCCTTGTTACCAGCTTTAATTCTATAGAATAATCTTTTGCGCAATGTTGGCTTAGTATAATTACCAGCTTTATTTACAGTAGATTTTCGCCTTTTTGATTTCTTTGATCTTTTCATTTTCCTACTTTTCGCATTGCTGATTTGTGTGAATTAGTAAAAGTGCTTCCTTTTCTCATAGCTGTTACCATACTTCTAATATGTTTTCTTGTATGATGCCTTGCATGCCTTCTCATCGCCTTTACCTGTCTTTTATTTAAACCAGCGACTGAAACGCCTTTTATTTTAGTAGCCACGGTAAGCTCTTTTCATCTTTTTTTTAGCTTTTTTTACTTTTTTTCTTTTTGAAGATTTACCTTTTTTTGATCCGTATCCTTTTCCTTTTGGCATGTTTAAACTCCTGACATTTTTATATTATTTTAAATTACCCCCCATTAAACTTACTTCTTTTTGCGTTTCCATGTTAAATAATCTGCACCTTCATGCGGATCAAATATAGTAGTGATCAATCTGCGATCATCATCAGCATACTTAGGATCAATAATTGTTACAGGACAATTAAAAATATTTTTATCATCTAAGCCTAATTTTTCAGCATATTCGTCCATGTTTTTAAATGATGCAACTTGCAACGCGTGGCTAATTAATCCTGATGACGGATCTTTTAACACCTGATATCCTGATACATGAGTATGCCCAGCAGTTAAAATATGATCACGCCAACCCATCTGAATAGCTTTACTAATCCCATGGGCAGTATTCCACATACTATTTCCCTTAAAGGTGTGTCTTGCTGAAACTCGAATTTGCCGCCTGTTTGGAAAAATTAAATTCATTCTTGCACCATGCTTTTGATATAAAGCAGGCTGATCTCGCATAATAAATTCAATAGGATCGCCATCGCCTGACCAAACATCATGATTTCCAGCCACTAAATACATCCAAGGCACGCTGGTTAAAAAATGCTCAGTAATAAGCCAAGACTCTTTGGCTGTTGTTGATTGCTGACTATATAATGCTGTTAATCTTCCAATCCAATTATTTTGAACATCACCAAGATTTCCAGCAAACATTCCTTCTGTTTTATTTATTGTATTAACAATATTATATATTTCTGCGAGATTTGTACCATCATCATCAACATGTGGATCGCCAAAATGAGCGATTCCAATAACGCCAGTTGTATTTACTTGAATAGGAATTAGCTTTTTATAATTGGCGTTTTTTACTTTTACCTGATATTTTTTATTTCTAAATGCTATTATATCCTCAATAGACATTTCTTCAACAGGTACTTCAGGAACGTTAAAAGGATTATGAGCTATTTTTGTAGGTGCTACTGTTTTTTTAAAACATTCAGTACACATCCATCGCTGACGTTTAAACGTTTTCCAATACGCAAAACCATCTTTACGCATTTTTTTGCTATTGCATTTTGGGCAGCTAATTGCATTCCCATCCGCATCATGCCTAGCCATTTATTTCCTTTTCTTTTTAAAACCTGTCAATGGATTTAATGAAATCTCTTCATACCACATCATAACTTTTTGTATTTCTTCTTCATTTTTTGCTTCAAGTTTTAACACTCTTTCATGCATTTGGCTTACATCCATGTGAAGCTGTTCAATTTTGCTTTGAGTATTATACCAGTAATAAGTAGCCGAAGCGACAAGAGTAAGCAGGTAAATAAGAGCGCGGATATTAATACGCAGGATGTAGTTATCATCAACCCTGTCCATTTTGACCGATCTCGCATCAGCTTTCATCTTGTTCACTTATTTTTTTTACCAAATTCTACGCCAGCTTTATAACTCTCTAAAAAACGCGGTATAGATTTAGCAAACATTAATTCAATAAAATCCAGCGCATATTGTCTTGGATTTTTTATGACCTCGTTAATATCCTGCTGAGGGATATCAAACTCTATATCATTCAGCTGGTGGATTTTGCGTAAGTAGTCTATTAAAAACTGATTGTTCTTGCTCTCTTGGGGCTGCTTCGCCATTTACTTCTCTATTTTGATTAATTACTGACTCAGCTTCCTGCTCAGTCAAATGCTTATTATATTTTAACATTAAATCTTTTTGAGTAATAACATTGTTTTGCATCAAAAAATTATCCATTGCTATCTGATCCTGTACGCTCATTGGATACTCAGGTTCATTAAATTTTAAACCAATATTTTCAGGAAGTACAATATTATTAGCTCTAGCTATTGTACGTTCTACCTGATATAATTCTTTTTCATACAATTCCCATAGCTCTATGTCATCTTGAAAATCTTCAAAGCGTTCTAAGTCTTTAATTTTTAGAGCAACGCCGCTTGATGGTCTATCACTCTTTCCATCTTCAGCAAATGTAATCCATAAATGATTATTCTGAGCAGTAAGATCAAGTATAGCCTTTATAAGATCAATAGCTTCTCTTACATTAGCTTTAGGCGTTTTAATATCTAATTTAGCTGGCTCAGGTACTACCATAATTTCAGATGATCCAGCTCGCATCAATCGCTCTTCTTCATACATACCTTCAATAACATACTGACCAAACATTTGAAAGCGCATACCTAATGCAGCCTCAGTAAGTAAAATATTAACTTGCTCATTTGCTGCAACAATATCATAAGCTCCAGCAACGAAAAATTCATTAAGATGATGCTCGCGATGCGTAAATACAAAAGGTAAAATTCCATAATTATGCATTTGCTCTTCAAGTACCATTCCATTCTCATCATATTTTATAAAACATTCTTTATCCCAGTAACAATATTGTAATCCAGCAACATCAGTAACATCAACAACATTTTGAACCATTGGATACGTTATAGCTGATGGCACAAATGGATCATCTTCAAAAAATGCATCAAAATAGTAAACTGGATTGTAATTAAAATGAGGCTTAGGAGACTGTTTAAACACTACCTGAGTGGCGATTGTTCCAATTAACCTAGTCATTTTTTCCATGTGCTTCATTTTAAAAGGTTTATTATGAATCATATCATCGTAGCGATCACTCACATTTCGCTGCGCTCCAAGCGTATAAATCCTGCTCATGCGGTCTATCATTCTACGCGTAACATTAAACTCACTTACAGGAATCTCGCGAAAGGCATCAGCACTAAATCTATCCTCAATGTATTGTGCTGTATTATCTCCAGCATAATAATCTAATAATTTATAAATTGCATCCCTTCTGCCTTTTGCATACATTTGCTTCTGTTCTTTGAGGGATTCTTGAATTAAATCTAATGCTAAATCATTCATCTGCTACTTACCTTATATTTTTGATTCCTTATTGGAAATTTTCCAATGATACCATAGCGCAAACAATCGCAGCCATGATCATGATAACCATCTTTTAATGGTTCATTTTTTAAATTACTACCCTCTTTATGTTCAGGATATCTGTATGACTCAATATCTTCAACAATACCCATACAGCTCTGATCTATATGTAATCTAACGTTTCCCTCTGCTGACATCATAAATTGACGAACATGGCTAATTCCTGATTGAATACTTCTGCTTAATTTATCTCTGCGCGTAATTACAGGCAAACCTGTTAATTGTCTAAAAATATCTGCTTCTCCCATACCTACCGAACTCTGCATTTGATATCCAGCTGGATCGCCATATACTCGCGCTATCCTGTAATTTTTCTTTTTGATTGCTGCAACTAAATCAGATATCTTTAAGTTTTTCTCATGAATTATTTCATCAATAATAAAAATATGATCTTCACCTTTATCGCCAAATTTTGCTACTTGAAAAAATAAAGCTGCTGGCATGCGATAGCCAAAATCTAAAGTTAAAAATACAGGCAGCATAGAATTGTATGGATAATTACCTACATGAGTGCGCCTTGAAAAATCATTGTACACTCTTCCACTCAGCGAGGTAAACTCTGCGCCCATTTCCTGATCAAAAACTTCTCTAGTCATTGATGATTTCATTTCTAAAAGATCAGGATCATCTTTCCCTTTTGGAAATGCGTGATGGTTTTCCCATGACGGCGAATTAAATGCTGCCCACATATCAGCTTTTTGAGCATGAATATAATATTCATAAAATCCATCATAACCTTCAGGCGTAGATATCATAATGCACCTGCCTTTTTTATCTGACAACGTTGGTCTAAGATACATTTCAAATATCTTTTTTAAATTCATTTTACTGGCTTCATCAATAATTACAAGATCATTTCCAGCACCAATCAAAGATTCAGGATGTTCCGCTGATTTTCCTTCAATAATAGAACCCCATTCAAATTCTATATATTGTTCATTTAAAGATTTGCGGCGAGTAGGAAGGTTATGTTTAATGATTAGATCATCATAGACGATTCTGAATATACGTTCTGAGGTTGAGTAGGTGGGTGCGACAATCCAAACATTTTTATTAGCTTGAGTAACTAGAGTTTCCGCCTCCCTAGCCGCCGACATGGATTTACCCCATCTTCTACCGCATGAGGCTACTATAAATCTTTTACTATCAGGTAATGCGTGAATTTTCTGCTGACCTGCGTGAGGTTCATAATTTAAAAATTCAAACCATTTACTTTTATACGATGTAAGACTATCCATATACAGCTTTTAATTTACCTTAAAAAATTTTTTAAAGTATTTAAAAATAATACTTGACACTAATATATAACAGATGTTAGAATTGTTATAGGTTATGAATCAAATAAAGGAAAAAACAATGAAAACACCTAAAATGAATAGAGAAGCTTGGCTTTGGGAAATGACTAAGCAGCTCAAAACAAAAGTATTTAAGCCAGCTGGCATCAATCTTAATCTAAAAAAAATCAAAATAAGTGTAGGCTTTCCAATATCAGGCGGAGCTAGGTCTAAAAATAAAACAATAGGCATGTGCTTTAAAAGATCAGTAAGCAGAGCAAACGTTAATGAAATATTTATTAATCCATGCCTTGACGAAAAGCATGTAACTAAAGTTGCTGGCGTATTAGTCCATGAATTAATTCACGCTGTAGATGATTGTAAAAGCGGACACAAGGGCGAATTTCGCAGAATGGCTATTGCATGTGGCTTGCGAGGTAAAATGACCGCTACAAGCGAATCTGACAGCTTAAAAGATATTATATACAAAATTGAAGAAAAGATCGGTAAATATCCACATAGAGCTTTGGATGTTACTAATCGTAAAAAGCAATCTACTCGTAACCTAAAAATAGAGTGTACTAATACTCATCATGAACCTTATTTTGTACGCATGAGCAGAACAATGTACGAAAAAGCCGCCCCTTTATGCGGTATTTGCGGACAGCTCATGACAGATGATCCGATTTCTGAGGATATAAACCATATTATTGGATTATAATCGCAGTAAAAACGTTTAAACACTCTAAAAAAGAGGGGCGAAAGCCCCTTTTTTTTATTTTTTTTAAATAATACTTGCATTATTAATATAACATATATTACATTTGTTATAGGTTATGAATAAAGATATGACAATTACAAACATAATACTCAACAGAGGCGTAGATATTCAAGGCGTTAAATTTGAAAATGATCAAATGCTAGGCGTAAATATTGCTAATGGTACATCTGTAGCTAAGGCTGTTAATTTTTTTCATCAGTATGCAGATGGCGAGATTGTTGTTGAATATAAAGTACATCCTGATTTTTATGATGAAGATGTTAAGATGTATGAGCGCAGAATTAAATCATTAGTATCTAAGTGTAATAATTTAGAAGTTGTTCAGCAATCTGAAAATAAAGTAGTTGATGGCTTTGTTTTTGAGCATAGTTTTATTGCAGTTTTAAATTATAATAGGGATTAATATGATAAATCATGATTTTAGATATCATGCAGAGATTCAGTTTGAGACTGAGCATGGCTTTGATTATATAAATGCAAAAGGGAATACACTTCAGGGATTTCTTGATGATCTTAAATCAAGACTAAATAAATTAGTTAAAAGTAATCGCGATCCTAAAGTAGTTGAACTAATAGATTTAAAATATTTTAAAAAAAGTTAAAATAATACTTGCACTATATATGTTATAGTTGTTATAATTGCTATGTGATTATGATAACAAAACAACTAAATAAAAAAAGTGAGGAAAATATGATATATCAATTACAACAATTAATTTATGAGTTTACAATGAAAGCTATTAAAGATGATTACAACTGGAACGTAGAGGGCGATAAGTCTACTCATAATGGTCTTAGTTTGAATTATGTAGATGCTGATGCTAGAATAGATTTTAGTAATCAGGTAGGTGGTAGTAATTTTAGTACACTTGATGGCGTTTTGACTGAGGATCAGTATTATGAGATTTGGGATACTATTATTGATGACTACTTTGCAAGCTGCTAGTCTTTAAATAGATTATAATTAAAAGGGGCGCAAGCCCCTTTTTTTATTTAATACCTTGAATCTTCTCGCGGTTGCGTAGCTCCCTGATCCATTCCTTCCTGACATTTTCGCGTTGCCTACCGCCTTTTAATGGCTTTAGTCCTACAGCCTCAGCCCTACGCCGTAATAAATATGCTTCATTCCTACGTTTTTTGCGGTGCTGCTCATTATAACTTTCATCTGTGATCTCTTTTAATTTTTTATTTTCACGCTGCACACGCGTTTTAGGCTTGTCATTAATAGGATTTCTTGGCGGTAGCTGATCTATGTTCGCGCCAACCAACTCATCAGCCAATTCCTTAGCTTCTTGTTCATCAACCACCGCCTCATCAATATTACCCATTTTTAAAAATTTTTCAAATGGGCTTTCAATCCTGACAGTAATTTTATCTTCCAGTTTGCCGTAGTGTTTTAAAATTAAGGTAGCCGCCTGTACGTTTCCCTCCGATGCTTCGCGGATCATAGAATCTACCACTTGCACTAAGCGACCACCTGAAATCTCCATAAACCTATTATAGACTGCTTCATTGAACTGCGGATTCCTTTTGTATTTTCTCACAGTCTCAGGACTAATATTTACCATCTTAGCCACTTCATTAGTTCCTATATTAGGATTAGATGCCATTGCTTCGCATGTTAATTGCTGCATAGGCGTTAATTTTTTTATATATGCTGGTAAACTACTCATTATTCAACATTTTACGTTGTAATTCAGCGCATTTAGATAATAAACTATCAATATTCTCTTCTAATATGATCTTATTCTTACAATTATGCTTATAATACGACAATACTTCTATTAATATATTGATCTCAGAGATCATTTTTATTCTTAGATGTTCTATTTTACTCATATATTGACGTTGCAAAAGTTAATTATAAAAAAGTTCATTTCAAATTGACGATATATTTCACATTTGTGCATTTGTCTATCCCACACAGCAGCAAAACCTACAACCCCCATACACCCCTAAACTCTGCTGTATTATACATAATAAAGGTTATATGCCATATATATATTATGTAAGTCTAACAATATCAGCACTTAATATTTAGAGAGTGTTTAAACGCATTCAAATAATCAATTCTAGGATCAGGATTAGCTATATATAATGCTGACTGGAGGTGTGCTTGACCGATAAATCAATACATTTAAAAGCTAATAGCATAATAACTTATAGCATGGATATAGACTCATATAGGCAGCAATTACTACAGAAATATGCATTAGCACAATATCACTTAGGTATTAAGACAACATTAGCATATAAATTTAATGAAATAGGCAATCAGTCATTAGATAAAGTACCTATCAATAAGTTAGAAAAGCTTATAAATATATATAGGAAGCTATATAATCAGCGTAATAAGTGAGTTATCCACAATTTAATCTGCTTATAATATATATTTATTTATTTTATATATAACTCTTATATATATGTTTAAACTTTTTTTTAAAGGTACATTAAAGTTTTTTTTAAACCACTTTATAATTATTTATAAGGTTTGTGTATAACTATGTGGATAACTTTTACTGATAAGGATCGTTAAATTCTTCATATTCTTCTTTATACTTATAAGGTTCGCTAACTACATTAATGATCTGATCTGCTGTAAAGAACTTATCCTCATGAAGCCATCTTAAAAAGTAAGTGAAATCATCGCCATTTACATCAGGTATTATTCTTTTTATTTTTTTAAATGTCATAATCAATTATAATAGATCGCATGTATTCTTGATGACCAAATGCTTTACTCTTACGGCTTTGCCTGTTTTCCCAATAATACCACCAGCCATTACGATGTTTTCTAAATAAATCAGTCTTATGTTTTATGTATAAGCTATTAGCTAACAATAAATCAATATCCGCATCCATTCCATATTTCCAGTTCTTAAAGTACCTTGCTTTCATATATTAAGCTCATGCCTACAATAATGAGCCATTAATATAGCATCAGCTGTATATAAAGTTACGTCAATCGTAGGATATAAAGATTGTGCTAAGTGTTTTAAATGCGTTTTACGCTCTTTTTTATCTTTAGGCATAGCTCCATAGTATTGCATCCATTTTTTAGGCATAACCTCTATAAAAGGCACTTCAAACGCTGTTAAAATACCTAACCATTGCCCATAATTCTTACCAAATGTAAACATAGACTTTACTCCCTGCTTTGGCATACTATGAACTTTTTCAATAACACATAGTGTTTTTCTACAATCCCACTTTGCCCATTCAATTAATTTTGACATATCTTTTACAGTATCAGGGCATTTTGCCGTTGTAATTGGCGTGCTTTTAGTGGTTATTGAGTCGATAACGGCTATACCGCCGCTTTTACCTACATCTATTCCTATTGATATCATGTTTAGTCCTCCAAGTATGTGATTAAAATAATTCTTGCTGAACGAATCTTTTCTCTGCTATTTTTATATAATCTTTATTTAATTCAATTCCTAACCATTTTCTATATAATCTTTGAGCAACATATCCTGTTGTACCACTTCCAAAAAAAGGATCAAGAACTACATCGCCTTTTTTAGTGCTTGCTTTTATACATAACTCAGGTAATTCTTGAGGAAATGTAGCAAAATGAGCATCTTTATATTTACTAACATTAATTTTCCAAACAGACCTTTTATTTGATTTTTCTCCATAATTTGTTTTTGAATCTTCAGCAATATTTTTATTATTAAAATAATAATTAGCGTTTTTAGTCATTAAAAAAATATATTCATGAGATTTCGTGCATCTATCTTTTGTTGATTCAGGCATTGGATTTGGCTTATGCCATATAATATCTTGCCTTAAATACCAACCATCAGCTTGAAGTGCAAATGCTACTCGCCACGGTATGCCTACTAAATTTTTATCAGGAATACCTGATTTTTTAATAGGTGCGATTGCTCTCCAATCATCCTTCATTTTATTCATTGGCTGCGCCTCTGTTGTATCCATGCCTTTTTTAGTCCACCTCTGCGCTGAATAAGTATCTCCAAGATTTAACCATAAAACGCCATCATCTTTTAAAGTTCGTTTTACTTCACGAAATACCTTTACCATATTATTAACGTATTCTTCAGGGGTTTCTTCAAGTCCAAGCTGCTCATCTTTTCTTTTAGCTCCACAACGATAACATTCTGTTTTATATATCGCATCCCCAACACCATTCATTTCTTCAAAATTTTTATGACCTGTAATTGTTTTTTCCGATTTTTTAGATTCTCTTTTATGACTACAATCTTTATCTCCACCAATCCAAGTAGCAGTGCCATAATCTCTTAATCCCCAGTAAGGTGGAGAAGTTACAACGCATTGTATTGTATTATCTTTTATATCTTTAAGGCGTTCAACAACATCCCCATATAATATTTTATTAAACAATTAATCCTCCAAGTATGTGAATTGTAAAAAATAACCAGCAGGCATGCCAGTCAAATAATAAGATTTAGCCCATGCTTTAGGCAAAAACGAAGTATTTAAAGAAGTGCAATCAGAATCATTTATTTTCCAGTTTAAGCTAATTTTTGCTATAATTTTTGACATAAATCTGCCTATATGGGTTGTATTTAATAAAAATATGACCTGATTTCTTTAATTGACTAATCCAATTACTAATTGTGATCTCTGTGCAGCCAATAGTTTTAGCAATATAGCCGTTGGTGGCAAAAACATGACCTTGCTTTTTTGCAAGAACTGTTAAATCCCCAAACAAAAGCTTTGCACCAGCGGCTAATTGCTTATCGTACCTAACTTCCGCAGGCACTATTATATACCTCTTTTTTGACAATGATCACTAAAATGGTAAATCATCATCTACAGATGGCGATTCATTTTGATCTGCCTGAGCTTCCTGCTCAATCATATTATGAACCTTTTTCTGATCATAATCCTCGTAATCATAAGGCTTATCTTTTAAAATCCATTTTTGTACTACTACTGAATACAATCCGCTATTCATTCTGATTAATTCTTTTGTGAACTGCTTTGTTAGCCAGTATTGATTACCTTTTGATTCTTCTGATCCTTTTGCAACATTACTTGGCACTAATAACCTTGATTTATCAGTTTCATGATCCAGTCTTAAATTATTAATAACAACATATTCAGTATTGCTTTCCTTCTTTGCCTTGGGCTTTTCATTAACAAAACTCGTTTCAACAGGTGGATCATCAGGAGCATCAGGCATGTGCTTTTCAGCTATACTATCAGCATAAGCTTGTAAATCGCTTTTTTCTTCTGCTGGATTCTCATTAGACGGCTGGGGCTTTTGAGGAGACTCTTGACTGCCTTGAACATGACGTTGTTCTTTGTGGTTATGATTGCCCCAGCCTTGCGGTGTCCAATCTTTTGGCGGAAATCCTTTTTCATTTAAGTCCGCATGCATATTAAAATGATTTGGTAGATCATACAAGTCTCTACCTATCCCTAACATAACAGCAGCGCGTTTAAACGCATCAGATGCTTCACCTTTTTCTTTTTCTACATTAGATTCAGTTCCGCAATCTGTTTTAGTTACTACTTTACCATCAGGAAAAACAACTGTAATAGCGCAAAATAAAGTATTATCAATTACTTCAAAGCTATTACTCCAGTTCTCTGCTCCCATAACATCATCTAAGCGATCCTGAACATATCTTGCATCTACATAAGCAAGCATGTGCGCTCTTTGATTATTAGCATATTTTCTGCCTATTCTAAACTTAACGCGATCTTTAGGCGTTTCAGCTAATAGCAGCTCTTTTATTTTTTGATTTTCTGACATATTCCCTCACTTTATAATAATCTTAATTGACCATCAGCCTCAATAAGTAAATTTTTTTGTGCATTTAACAGCATCTGCTTACGCCTACTCATTACTGACATACGATCAGTTAATTCATCTATTGTTGATTGTAATTCATGAGCATTCTGAGCGTACCAAAATCCCTTTTTTCCGCTTCCAATAGGATGCCCCTGATCTCTTAACCTACCTACAATCTGCCTCACTACAATATCTGATATTTTAAAAGCATATTGTATTCTATAAGATTTAATAGGCATTCTTAAACTTGAATTTCGTTGCAACAGACCAAGCACGCGATCTTGATATTGATCTACTTTTGCTGTGCGCTTTTTATCAGGTTCAAGCATTTTGTTTAGCGTAATCAGCCATAAACTGCCTTAACAATCCTGATCCACTTACACCATTTTTCTTACACGCAGCAAGAAAATTAGCTCTGATATCAGGATCAAGACCGATAATCTGCATCCTGTAACCTGTAACTGGTTTACTTTCGTTCATATATTCCTCTTAGTATTTCATTAATTAAAATGTAAAACGCGCAACTGCCTACAGCTAGCAACACAACTGATATTGCTAGTATAAACAAATTTGCAATTATTTCATAAATAATCATAAATCAAACTTATAAAACATATAACAAATAAAACAAATAAAATAATTGTTATATTTTTTTTAATATTTTTCTTGACACATGTATATTATATATGTTATACTTGTTATAAGTTATAATACTAAATAAACAATGTAAGGAGACTAAAATGAGTAAAGGTATTCCAGTAGATGAACTACCAAAGGAACTGCAAGCAAAGATCAAAAAAGAAAATGGCTTTTCAGTTCGTAAAAAACCAGTAAACAAAAATGCGATCAGAGGCTACGCTATTGCTGCGCTTTATCAGATCAAGCATTTATCAAAAAATGATAGGATTAGAGTGTTGAATCACGCAATCCAAATGAATCAAGTATAGGAGGATAAAAGTGAGTAGTAGTATTAAAATAAAAAAGAGAAATTGTAAAGGATGTAAAATTGATTATCCTTTTGATTTTTTTCCTTTGGCTGGTAAAAGCACTAATTTAGATGCAAATGGACAACCATATCGTAGACATAGATGTGGGGAAAATGGGAATAGTTGCTATAATGGACATAAATACTATCATACACCTAATGGCACAAGAGCAAAAGGTATAAAACTTCAAGAGTTAAAAGAAACGCTATCCTGCAAGATTTGCGAATACTCTAAAAAAACTCATGATAAATTTACAACTGCTGCGCTTGACTTTCATCACTATAGAAAAAATAAAAAGCATAACGTTGGTAATATGATTAGGGATGGCTATAGCTGGGCTAACATTTTAAAAGAAATTAAAAAATGTGTTGTCATCTGCTGTAGATGTCATGCAGAGTTACATGATAGTAATAGACATAAGGAGGCTAACTAATGAATTGGCTTGATAAGCTAATTGATACATTAGAAGCGTTTTTCGCTATGTATTTGGTCGCAACTGCGATTAGCCTAATCATTATAAAGGTTATATCGTTTTTGATCTAAAATAAAGCCCTTCAGCGCGAAAATAATAGGCGGAGGGATAACCTTTTTAAACGCGCTTTAGGGCTTAAAACTCTTCTACAATCTTTAATCTAATATTATAAAGTTTATGAGCTATTTGCTTCATATCTAACGTATTTGAATCAAACCTAGCAAATATCAACTCTGATTCAGCATTATCGCCAGCTGAAGTATTATCAACAGAAAAAATAAATGGCAGCAGATTACCCAACGTTATATTCCAAACATCCTGAATGAAAGTCCTTTGAGTAGATGTATTATTAAAAAAAGGATGTGTATATATTGCTGGAATTAAATCAATATCAGATATATAACTAAACGCTAAATCATAAGATACTCTGCCATAAAATATAGAATCTTTTGCGCTCTGACTGCTTGTTAAAAATGGTGATCTTGATGTACTGCTTACAAATTTACCAAGATTTGTTGCTAAACCATATTTTTGACCACCTATTGACTTTAATATTTTAGTCTGATCATATTGAATTGATCTTGCTAACGTTATATCAGGGCTATGCGGCATATCATAAAAGCATCCTAACTGCACACAACCTATTTTTAAATCAGTAGATGCATCAAAAGTGCCATCATTTGCAGCAGCAGAGCTATCGCTTATAGTTCCTTCGAATTGTATCGCCCAGTATCTCATATTGCTGGCTGTAAATGTAAATAAAGTTGATCCATCAGCTGCTGGCTGAATGACAACAGATTTATTATCACTTGCGACTGTTATATTGTCTGCATTTACAATTTCAGTTGTTGCTTGATTTGACCAGTTTATATTAGATGTATCCGCATTTGATCCATCTAATGCACCAATATCACTAGCTTCATTACCTCCAAAAATTCTTACTTTACAATCTGCTGATTTTATATTATGATTTAAAATACTTACATAGTTTATTCTATCGCCTTCACTATCATTTGATCCAGCAAATTGAGTATCAATTTGTATTAAAACATGATTTGAAGTATTTGCAGATGTATCAAAACTGACTTGATTTAATGGTCTGTTATCAAACAACTCTGATTCTGATCCAGCTTGTATTGCTTGCGTATTTGAAATAGAAGTATTTAAATCAAATTCGCCATTTTGAGTTATGCCTTTTGCAATATGTGAACTGATTAAATCACAATAAAATCTAGGATTTTTTATTTCTACATTAGCCATGTTAGCCAACCTCCAAACATTTAATATTTATATTACCCCTTGAACGCTGCAAATCAATAATCATATAATATTGTGATCCGCTTTCATTCCAATCATGTCCAAAAGGTTTAACAGGCATATCGCCTGAAGTTGAGGAAAAATTTATTATATCGCCAGTCTCTAAATTATATGCTTTTGCAGGATTAACTGCTTTGAATGATATTATCTTGCGCACTTTACCTGATAAATTAAGATAATAATTAGAAAATCCATTATTAGGCGTACTTGCACCAACATCAGAATCGCCTGCTTTATTAATATTCATATCAAGTTTTACGCTTTTTTTATTTTCTTTTGTTTGAATATTAAAAGCTGATCTCGTATTGTTAGTAGAGTCTTGACTTGATAAAGAATTAATATACCTTGAATTTTTTGCTGGATGTCTTTTGAATTCTACATCATAAAACGTAACTAAATCTTTCCAACTTGTATTTCTAATACTAATACCTGACATATCTCGTAAAGTAAAAGTTTGCGTTACATCGCCTGAAGCATAAGAATCTTTAACATACCAGTAAGAAGCTGATCCATCTGCACGCCATTTAAACCAAAATGCAAATTCATATTGCAGTTGCTGCAAAATATTTTTTAAAGGCTTTGGTTCTAAACACCAATAAGCAATATTCCAGCCTGATCTTGCAGAAGCAATATTTAATCCTGATGACCAATTATAAATATTGCTATCAGAAGCATCAAAGCCAGCATATCTAAACAACATATCTCTATGTGCTTCAATGCCTTTTGAGGCTGTACCACTACCACCAGTATATGATTTACTTAAACCATTAGCACCAGTATAAAGCATTTTAACTTTGTTTAAACGCTCTATGTTTGCTGACATGTTTTCACTATCAAACTGCAATTTAGTTCTTAATTCATATTGTATATCAGTTACAATACAATTTCCTGATGCTCCAAGCTTATTATTTGAATCTCCAACTTGCCAAGTATATGAGCAAGTTAATTTAAAATTTTGTTGTTTAAAATTAGTAGAATCTGCTGCAAATAAATCAGGAGAAGTAAATGTTCCTATACTTTGCGATGTTTGAGCCGCTCCATCAGAACCAAAAGGAATATAATATATTGTACCTGCTGCTGTAGCTCCGCTACTAATTCTTGCAACAGTCAATCCGTTTAGATTGCCATGCATATCATTACCCCTGATATGTATTAACTTGGTAATATTAGTGCCTAAAGCCGTAATAGATGAGTATCCAGCAATTAAAACTTTACAATATGTAATTCTACCATCAATGCTTGGCATATTCCAAAATCCTACTCCAGTTTCAGAGTAAGTAGTGTTGTCCTGTAAAGGCTGTGGCAGTCCAAACTCAGAGTTAGGTATTTCAGGCGGATGTCTACCATCAGAGCTAGTATTTAAACTAGTTGCACTTGAACCAACAGGCGTATCAAATGAACCATATCCATTATTATCTCCTGAAGTAAATTGATTTGCTGATCCAAATTCAGTAGGTCTACATCTAAATGCTCTAAATAATGTTAATGGAGCATTTATGGCATTACCACCTTGATAACTTGTTGTATTATCCATGTATGTATTTCCGCTACTATTTAATAGCGGTATAAAGGAATCAATATTAGGCTCATAAAAATGAGGTACTGCGCTACTTGATGTATTTGATACTCCATTATGAGAAGCAGCTGTTAAGCAGATAAATTCATCAGCATCATAAGTGTGAACAGGTACAGGATATAAATTTGTATCTGCATTTGCTACATTTGCATGACATATAGACTCTGCGCCCTGATGGCTTACATTTGCCACAAAATCGCCATACGCTACAGGAAAATAAGTGGGAATACCAAGTTGATTATTAGCTAAAACAGTTCTTTGATTAGGTATTTCAATAAAATCCCAAGGGCGTTGCTCAACAACAGATAACGATATTTTTTCATTATCATGTGATATGTCTACAAAACGACCTTCAAATATTTGTAAGCAATCAGCTTCAGCACTTGCACCATTTAGCTGAGAATAAATTTTTACTGATCTATTTATATATGATCTTGTACCATATAAAAGCTCTTCAGAGAAGCTTAAACCTTTATAATTAAAATTAACAATGCTTAATGATATTTGCGATGTGCTTGCTTTCGATTCAAAAACATTAATACTAGTGCGTATTTTAGGCTCATTTGTGATCACGCCATGATAAAAAACGCTTTCAACAGTTGTATCGCTTAATGCAATGCCAATGTAATCATTTGCGCCTTCATTATCATAATATAATCTAACTATCCAATTTTCTTGAATATTGCCTGATTTCGATGCATTTGCGTAATTAGTAGGTAATGTTAGGCTCATGCAAGTTCCATCTGTTGAGCGCGCGCTATGGCTGGTAAAATGCTATCTAAGACTGTTTCATCTACTAGAGGTGCAGATACATTAATTGTAATACCACCGCCTCCAGCACCACCAGCAATATTAGGGCTTTCAAGTGGTGTAATATTTACCTGTTCTGCTTTATTATTTTCGCCAGTCATGAACATAGTTGGTCTATCAACTACACCGCTATAACCAGCTTCTGCAAATTGTATTCTTTGTACTGCTGAACCCATTAATGAACCAAATGCAGCTCCGCCTGCTAAAGCTAATGGAGCAACTAAAAATCCTAATGCACCTGCTGAAGCAATTTGAGAAGATATGAATGATGAGACTGCTTTTTGTATTTCAGCTTGAATAAAAGCTACTGCTGCTTGTTGTGCGGCTTGTTCCGCAGCTCCCATTGCATCAGAGGTGCTTGTAATACTACCAGCTGCAAATATTGCGCTTGCCGCTGCTTGATTTAAGTTTTCTTTTAAAGTTGTAAAAGAAAAGGAAGCACTATCAGTAGCTAATCTTTGTCGTTCATACCCTTCAGTTAATGAAGCTGTAACAGGAGCAACTTCATTTGATATTTCTAAATTCTCTTTTCTTATTTGAAGATTATTAGACTCAGCAATTACACCTTCAGTAATTTCTTCATTTTGTACAGATTGCGCTTCTGTAATTTTTTTAAGATTTTTTTCTAAAGCAGCTAAGTTAGCAAGCTCAGTATTTAATTCAGCATTATATTTTTCAACATCATCACGAGCTTGATCAATGTGAATTGAACTTGATAGCAATGCGCCACCTCTCCCTACAGTTATTATAGCTCCTTTTTGCTCTGCTAATTGCAAATCTATTTCTGCTTGAGTTAATTTTTTTGCTAATTCAGCTGATTTTCTTCTTGCTTCTGTTAATATTTCTTCAGCAGCTGTAAGTCTTATTTTTTCTTTAAAAGCTTTGTTGGCTTGCTCCTGAGCAACTTTTAAATCCTGTATAGATGCTGTCTCAAGGTCAATATTTTTAATATAATCAGGATAATCTGCCTGAAGTCTATCAATAATATCATTTCTAACAGATTGTTCAACTTGAGCTTTTTGTAAAACTTTTACTAAAGCATTAAATTCATTTTGTTCTTCAATTAATTTTTCTGAGACAGGTATTGATATAAAACGATCAATTGCTCCTATAAAGCTTGTAATGCCAATAACAGCATTTGATAAAGGTACTGAAAAATGACTAAATATTGATATACCAAGCCCTTCCATCGCACTATTTAATAATGTTAATTTGCCTTCAAAATTAGCTAATTGAACATCAGCCATGTCTTGAGCAGCTCCGCCGCTGTCATTTAAAGCAGTAGTAAGTTCCTTAGTAGTTTCTGTACCTTCCATTAAAATATTAAAAGCAGATATAGCTCTTTGACCTACAAGCTCTTTCATTTCAGCTGTACCTATTCCATCTTCTCGCAGTTTTTTAAATGCTTTATCTAAATCATCTGTACTTTTAACAGAAAAACCAATTTTTTTAGTTAATTTTGAATTTTCATTTCCTAATTCTAATAAAATTCTTCTTAAACTTGTTCCAGCCATTGATCCACTAATACCAGCATTTGCAAGAGTTCCAAGAATTGCTGTAGTTTCTTCAACGCTAAATCCAACTTGCTTTGCAATAGGCGCAACAAAAGTCATAGAATTAGTAAATTTATCCATGTCTAACGCAGAACGGCTAAATGATAAAGCCATCGTATCAGTTACAGTAGAAGTTTCACTAACATCTAAGCCAAAAGCTCTTAAAGTTTGACCAGCTACAGCAGCAGCGACAGATAAATCTGATCCAGTTGCAGATGCTAAAGCTAATGTGTCTTTAGTTACGCCAGTTATTTCCTGACTTGAAAAACCTAGCTTTGCAAACTCAACTTGCAATCCAGCAACTTGTGATGCTGTAAATACTGTTGTTGATCCTAATTCTTTTGCGTTTTTTTGTAATGCAGAAAGTTCTGCGCCAGCTGCTCCACTAATAGCAGCAACATTTGACATATTTGATTCAAATTCTTTCCCTACAGAAACAACAGCTGCTATAGCTCTTGATGTGCCAAATAAAGCAGCAGTAGTTAAACCAAGTTTAGCCACCATTCCACCTAATGCACTTGAGCTTCCCTTTGTGGAAGTCTCTAATCCTTTTGTTCTACGTTCTAAATCTTTATACTGACCTTTAAGGCGTTCAATGCCTTTAGCCTGAAATTCAATGGTTTGTTTTAGATTTTCTGCCACGCTTTACCTCACGCTGTTGATAAGTGTTTAAAACACCCTTAATAATAAAATATTTCTCAATCCATATTTTAGGCGTTGATCCAAATCCGCCCTCATAAGGCGGCGATCCTGTATCCTGACAATATGAATATCGTTGCAAATCATGTTGAAATTTAGTATCAAGGAGCGTTTCCATGTTGCAAAAAAAAGGTATTTGAGCAAAAGTGTCTAAAATAGCCCCTGAGACTGAGTTTTTTTTGAAGCCTAATGCTTCATCATAAACCTGATAAATATATGATTTTAGCTGTGTTTTATCGCTAATAGTGATATTATCTTGATCTTGTAAGACTGATCGAGTTGTATATGGATACTTGTCAAATGCTGGCTTACTATCAGGCATTCCAAGTAGGGATATAGCAACATTTATCCCTAGTAGCAAGCCATCTAATTTTTTAAGACTTGAGCATCTTGTATAAACAACATTAATTCATCTTTTTCTTCTAATGTCATTTCTTTAATGCATTGATCTACAACAATGCCATTTTCTTCTTTAAAGTGTTTAAACGCTCCGCCACCAAGTCCATATCTGATCCATTGACTGCGAGCTTTTGAAGAGTTTCTAATTGTTTTAACTGAGCCTTCTGCAAAAATTACTTCAGGGATATCTGTGCATTCATCAATCTGATCAACAGACATTTCTTTAATAAGAACTTTGCGCCCTGATTTAAGCTTTTTCTCAACCATATACCCTCCTGATGGTTAGTTATTTATTAAAATGTTTTAAAAACAGCAAGATTCCCATCAGCGGCAGCACCAGTTGTGGCTGTAAAAGGAATCTCCACAAAAACACCTTCATCTGCAAAATTAACATTATGAGCCGTCATCCTTGCATTTGGGATGCTAAAACTAAAGTTTCCGCCATCATTAACAGCTATTGTATATGCTGTGTTTGCTTTCCAATCTGCTAAAGCATCAGCTGTATTAGCATCATACTTAACAGTTATTGATCCGCTGATATCGTATAAACCTCCACGAACATAACCATCAGCTTCGCCTGATGCTCCCTGAAAGCCAACTCTTTGAGCTTCATTTGTAATAGTAATAGAAAAATCAGAGCATGTAACTGAATGACCACCTACGCTAATACTTGTGCAATCAAAAATGCCTTTTTCATAATCAGAAGCTGTAGTTGCTCCAGTTACGCCTGAATCTTTTACGATAGGCTTATATCCACTATAAAAACTACCGCTAGCTCTAAGCCTTCCGCCATCTGTTCCCATTGACATAGATAATGTTAAATTATTTAATACTGCACTATGCATAATATGATCATCGGCTGACAATCCTGATGTACTTGCTTCTAATAAAACAATACCACAATTATCTGCGCTATTTTCTCCATGAGAATAGTCATTTGTAGCATTAGCAACAGCTGGCGTTACTGTAATTGTACCAGTTGTATCAGCTATATCAAGTGCAAGGCTCATTAATGTTTGCAACATGATTTTATTTTCTACTAAATAATCAAAATCAAAGCTCCACGATCCTGATCCATAATGACGAATTAAATCGCCATCTTCATAGCTTCTCCTACCTGATCTTAAAACTTCAGATGTGGTAAAACCAGCATCATAATTAATCCCATTTATTTGATTTACTCGCATAAATAAGCGTGTACCGCTTACGAAATCCCCATCAGCTAAATCTCCATCGCCTCCAATATTTAACGCAGAGTGATCTTGCTTTCCTACAATTAATTTATACTCGCGACCTGATGCATTTGTAGCCATGTTACGACTCCTTAATAATTAAATTATTTGTTAATAAATACTTCATTTGTTTATCAGGCACGCCTTCTAAAGATACAGCTTCGCCCTTCTTTAAACTCTTAAATTGAGATTCACTTAAAAGCCCTTTTTCAGATACAAAAACTTTAAAGTCTTTGCCTGCCTTAAATTTAACTTTTTTTTCTATTTTTTTATTATTTGCCATAATAAGTTCCTTAATTTATATGCAATTCACCTTGTAATGCGACAAGAAAAAGAAAATCTAGCAACATGTAAGCTATCAACATCTTCTTCATCATCAGCAAATTCGTCAAAAGTTACTTCACTTACCTGTCCATCTTTCCACGCAAAATCTCCGCTTGACAAGTTTGAATTATTAAATAATAACTGATAAAGTCTTTCAGCATCGCTATATAATTGATCATAAAAGTTTTCAGATGTATCGCCAATAGAATAAATAGCTATCTCAGTATTGTATAATTTTCTATGCGTATCAGGAAAAAGCTCATCTGTTTGAAAAGATTGCCCCCATAAACGTATGCTAAATGATCCATAATCTTGATAAGCTGGTGCAACATAAACAGTACATGCTCTATCAGTAGTTATAATTGATCTAAGTTTTGATAAAACATTATCATAAAAAATATTATTATAGCTTGTATCTTTAACTAAAGCCATTAAAATCTAATTTTTCTGTGTCCTGTGCGTAAAAATCCGCCTTTATATCTCTTATAAGGTAGATGATATGCACCTCTTGACATGTTTATATTGCCAGTTTTACTAGCTCTTACATCTTCTCCTATGCCATGAACTTCTATCTCCCACTCATCGTTTAATGCAGCAGTAGATGCATCTGTGCCGCCTGCAAAACGTATTTCAAGACCTCCAGCGCATTGCTGAAAATCGCCGTTAATAGTCTCGCCATCAACAATTAATGTAGATTTAAGATCAGAACTTGATTTTTCAAACACAGAATATTTTCCTGATCCTATTGCTCCAGCTGTAGTAATTACAACTTTTATAAGATCGTAAGTACCTTGATACATGCCTCTTGTCTGAACAGGTCTAACTTTACCTGAAGTATAAGTTACATCCCTGATAAAACCATAAGGAGAATCTCCTGTAACCTGATGAGGAAGCTGAATATCTCCAGTTCTAAGCCCTGTAATATATTCATTTGCTTCTTCCATAAAAGCCTCAGCAACTTCACTAGCTGGATCATCGCTTTTAATAAGATGTGATACAGCAATAAGTGATGCAATTCTTTTAATGATATAAGGATAATTGCCTTCGCGATCTTTTGCGATCTCTGCTGCAAGCCTACTATCTAATAATGATTCTAAATGCCTACTTGCATTCTCTCTATATCTTTGCGTTAATGAAGCAAAATCCTCTCCAGCTTCCATAATTAAATCATTTGGGTTAGTAGCTGAATTATAATAATAAACTACATCTTCGCCTGAATCGTAAAACCATTGATCATTTCCAGTAACATTACCAATTGATGATTCTGCGCTGCCAAGATCATTACCGCTGGAAAATAATTGAGTAACTAGTCCGCTGTTAGGCGATTTATATCTATTTGATACTCCAGTATCTTGCCAATTAAATAATCTTGTTTTTGTATCTGATGTTTTAATCTGTGGATATACATCAAATAAATCCCTCTCTGAACAATATGCTATGCTAGAGGTTACTGCCATTATTTATTTCTCCATAAACTCCATTTTGATGAAATTACAGCCTTAGCAATATCTAATGCTTCTTTCATTACTTCTTTTTTTTCTGCTGCTGTAACTTTTTTATCCTTGTTTACACGCTCTAAAGTCTCAACTAATTCCTGTATTTCAATGAATATAGCTCTATTTTTTGCTGTAACTGCTGTTGCATAACCTGCCATAATTATACCAACTAAATAAAAAAAGTTGCTCCAGCTCATGTAATCACTAAAAAACTCTGCCATTTTATCCTCCTATGTATGCGACTAAACCAATAAACATTGTTAAGCCTGTGCCAATAAAAATGCCCATGCCTTTCATGAATGCTTGATCAGTCTCTAGTTTGTTTAATCTTGTCATATTATACTTTAAACTACTATCAATGCTTTTTAGTTGCGACTCAATATTCTCTAATTTTGTTGTATGAGTAGCTAACGTTTCTTTGACTACGCTTTTAAAATCTTGATCCATTACAATGATAATGCCCTTCTAAACCAGCCGTAATAGTATTTCTCAAATTTATCAGGTCGTTTTAATGTTATTTTAGCGTAATGAAGCACTCTAAATGCCCTAAAACGCTCACTTTCTAAGTTTTGCACAGCTTTTAGCGTTTGATTACCTATTCTGCCATCTACAGCTATTTTTGAACCTTTATGGTTTTTATGATTAGCAGCTGTTTGTAAAATCTTAGTTGCTCTTGATATTCCTTGATTTACAACGCTATCAAAAAATGCTTCTTGTAAATGCTCAGGAAGTCTATCGCACTTTGATGGTACATAATAATGCTTGCGATAAATCTCAATAGCTTGCCTTTTTGTAAGACTTTTAATTTCATCAGGCGATAATCCTGTACCTTTTTCACTAATGCCGTATTTAGTAGTGCCACCAGTATCAACAACTATTTTTTCGCCGCCTTCGCGTTCTATTAATGGTTCTATAAAATGATCAAATTTATTCATTAGGCAAAACTCGCATTCAATTCTGCTTTAAATTTATCATGAAGATAGCACGCACTTAAAATAACTTCAAAATTTTTTTCATCTACTTTCATCATAGGATATCTAAGCTTTGCGATATTTATCCAATGTTTAGTCCTCTCTTTTTTATCATCAGGATACAGACCAAAATAATCCATCCAAGTTTTAGAATCTATTATTTCAATCTGCCAGCTGTAAGCTAAAGCTAGTCCATACCAAAATCCCACATCAAACCTATTTTCATTATCTAAAATAATGCATTCAGCATTTACATACTGATATGTGTTTAAAATAGACAAAATAGTTCCTTCCTCAATAGGGAAAATAGTATGCCTATTTTGATGCAATATTGAAATATAGTTTTTTGGATCAATAGCAACAAACATCACAAAGCCTTAAATACTGCGTTTACTAAAGTGCTTTCGCCAACTTTGACTCTGCCATGAGTATCAGAATAATACTTTTTACATTCTTTCAAATACTGCTCTTCAGCTGTTTTCCAACTATTAGTCCTTTTTACAACTGCGCCATTATTTGTAACAACGTAACTTTTATTTTGAGCATCAAATGAAACTATTTCATCATCACTAAATTTGTATGAAATATTTTCTTTGGTTCGGGGTTTAAAAATATAAACCTTTTCTCCTTTTGATGATCTTCTAATAAGCATTATTCTTCTTCTTCAAAAGCCTTCTGAGCAATCTTTGCATAATGTTCTGCTAGGATTGTACTATCAGCAAGCTCTGCATTTAGCCTTGCAATGTTAATATTGAGATTGTTTAAACGCTCTAAAGCAGCAACTTCTTCAGGTTTAAGATCATCAATAGATTTTGTAATCTCTTTACCTTCTTCACTCTTCCAAGTATATGTCCTTACTTGCTCTTCTGCGTTTTTCACTTCTTCTTTACTCATATTCCCTCCGTAGGTTTATTATTATAATTTCTTAAGATCAGCAACTAATGCTTCAAGATCAGCAACTTCATCATCAATTCTTGCAGCTTCTAAATCTTTTCTTTCTTTTAAAGATTTTACTTCCATTTCAAGACTGCTAATTGAAACTTCCTGAACGATATCTTCCAAAGCTTCGCCTGTAGCTGAATCAAATCTTTTTGATACAAGCTGCAATGCATCATGAGATTGCTCCGCTCTTGCTTCTCTTACTACATTTCCTTTTTCATCAGTTATCTCTTTTACAGCTTCCTGATCTACTACTTTTACTTTTTTAACTGCAACTTTTGATTTGCTTTTAAGTGCTTTATAGTTTTTCATTATTTATCCTTGAGTTGTTTTTTAAGTTGATTTACTTCGGCACTTAGTTCTTGTACCGCTTTGATTAATGGTGTAATTAATTCTAACTCACCAAGTTCTTGCATTCCATCTTTGTTTTCTTTCCAAACTGGAAAATCTGAATGACCAGCTTTATCCATCGCTTCTTTAACTTCTTGAGCAATAAATCCGTAATGTTTTTTATCAGGGTTTTTACGCTCTGTTTCATTAGCATTGTATTGGTCAAATTCTTTAGGATATTCACTTGGTGCTTTTTTCTTATATGTTACTGGTCTTAAATCGTTTATAAAATCAAGACCTAGTTTGGAATCTTCTACATCTTTTTTAATTCTCTTATCAGATGAGTGAGTCCAAGTAGCGTTTTCACCAAAATCGCAAGTAATAAAATCAGTTGCTCTTCCTATTCTAATTGTTTCTGTACCAGCTCCATCAAAATCATTATTTACTCCAGCACCACTTCCAATAACATATTCGTAATCAACATCAACTGCTGACATATTAATATGATGTCCTAAAGCAATATTATTACTTCCAGTTGTTACATTTTCTCCACTATTTGCACCATAAAAAGTATTAAATGAACCAGTAGTTATTGCAAATCCACTTAAAGCACCATATATCGAATTTCTTTCTCCAGTAGTAATTGCAAATCCAGCTTTTCTACCAACTGCTGTATTAAAAGTTGCTTCTGTACCAGTTGTTGGTAAAATACTATATAAAGTTTGATACCCTAAAGATGTATTGAAACCAGCAGTAGTATTTGCTTTTTGAGATTCAAAACCCACCGCTGTGTTTTCAATTCCTGATGTCAAAGCATTAAGAGCATTATTGCCTATTGCTATTGTGCCATGAACTCCATGATTAATTGCGCTACCTGCATTTGCACCTATTAAAATTGACCTCTGTAACCCAGTAGCAGTCTCTCCAGCATTAATACCAATAATAACATTTTGATAACCACTCGTTAAATTTTGACCAGCATCTCTAC